GTTTCAGGCACTTGAAGACCTACGTGCCAAAAGACAGGAGCTTGAATCCTACTGCAGACTCTACGCACCCCCCTATATATACATTCAAAAAAGCAAATGTGTTCTATAGTCTGGGATAGGCTCGCTATATCGTCTGCAGACGTAGGCCACTAGCGTACTTACTTAGCGAGCTGTTTTAGATATTGGACTACAATACGTCTGTTACTACAGATTATGGCTATAGTGCCGTCAGTAAGGGTGCCGACCCACTTACCTTGTTCGTTCCTGTAGACCACGTCACCATCGTTCTAGATAGACACCAAGGTAATATACGCACAAACCGCTAATAATTGCTGCCATTCCTATACCTGCTGCGGTAGCTAGAGCTTCCATGCGCTCTTCTCTAGCTTTTTCTGCTGCTTTCTTAGCTGCCTGCCGTTGTTTACGTGCTTCAGCTTGCCATTGCTGCCACCTATCCCAAGTGCCAGGGGGTGCGTAGAGTCTGCAGTAGGATTCAAGCTCCTGTCTTTTGGCACGTAGGTCTTCAAGTGCCTGAAACTCTTCCCAGTCCCCTTGTTCTCCACCTGCTATTGCAGTGAATGGACTGTTCTTCTTCTTGTTGATGGCATCTTTTACGTCTTCTTCGGCACCAAGGAACTTACCCACAGCTCCAATTAGCCCAGCGGTTTCCGTTCCGTTGGACAGTGCCGTGCGAATCACGGAATATGCAGCGTTAGCAGCAGCAATAGATTCTAAGATAGCCATCCTATCTTTCCATGAGTCTATCCAGCTTTCCTTCTAGTCGATCTAGTCGATCAATAACGCGATCCATATCAGATTGCTGGCGGGTTACGGATACATACTCTTTGGCAATTTCCTCACGAGTACGATTCAAAAGGACGGTAACACGCTTTAACTCGTCATGCTGACTCTTACACCACCACCCACCAACGGTAATGACAAGTCCCATAGCAATATCGATATACATTTCCATGTGCCGTCCTCTCAGTGCCAAGGTACCACAGGTAAATGAATTAGTTCAATAGAACTTTATTCCAGTTTTGAATCGGATTTAAATCATTATCTTAATCCGTTCCTATATCGGTAGACGTTACGGTAGTCGATATATCTATATCGGTAGTCTACCGATATGTATTATTATATATATATTATATATACGCGCGCGCGTAAGACTGATATTATCGGCATGGGATAGAGACTCTCCCTGATCTATCTCAGGCAGGCAGGCATTCCCCACCAAACTTGTCTGTCTGCCGCTACTAGAGGAGAAAGCATGCAGAAACTTGCTGCTATGAAGGATAAGATATCCCAGCTCCCTGTGGATCAACAGGCAGAGCTGTTAGACCTATTGTCTGAGCTTGAAGATGCTGAGAACAAGAAGAACGCCAAGGATGACTTCCTAAGCTTTACCAGACTCATGTGGCCTAGTTTTATTTCTGGCAGGCACCACAAAGACATGGCGAATGCTTTCGAACGTGTGGCACGAGGAGAGTTGAAGCGGTTAATCATCAACATGCCACCCCGACACACCAAGTCTGAGTTTGCATCGTTTATGCTGCCTGCATGGTTCTTGGGAAAGTATCCTGAAAAGAAAGTTATTCAGACGGCACACACTGCAGAACTAGCAGTGGGCTTTGGTCGTAAGGTAAGAAACCTGATCCAATCTGAAGACTTTGCCAAAGTTTTTCCTGGCATTACCCTGTCTTCTGATTCGAAAGCTGCTGGTCGCTGGAACACCAATAGACGAGGTGATTACTTTGCGATTGGTGTTGGTGGTGCTGTAACTGGTAAGGGTGCTGATCTTCTGATTATTGATGACCCACACTCAGAACAGGACGCACAGCAAGGTCAGTTTAATCCAGAAGTCTATGACAGGGTGTATGAATGGTATACATCTGGCCCTCGTCAGCGTTTGCAGCCTGGTGGTGCTATTATTGTTGTAATGACCAGGTGGTCTAAGCGTGACCTAACTGGGCAGATTGTAAGCTCTATGACTGGCAGAGAAGGAGTTGATGACTGGGAAGTGATTGAGTTCCCTGCGATCCTGCCGTCTGGGAATCCATTGTGGCCTGAGTTTTGGTCTCAGAAAGAACTAGAAGCCCTGAAGGCTGAACTGCCAGTATCCAAGTGGTCAGCTCAGTACCAGCAAAACCCTACATCCGAAGAGGGTGCGTTGATAAAACGTGAGTGGTGGCAGGAGTGGCCTAAAGACAAACCTCCTGAGTGCGAAGCAATCATCCAATCTTGGGATACGGCATTCCTAAAAACACAGAGGTCTGACTACAGTGCCTGTACTACATGGGGTGTATTCTATCACGAAGGACAGCCAAACATCATCATGCTTGATGCCTACAAAGAAAAATTAGAGTTTCCTGAATTGAAACGTGCGGCATACGATAAGTACATGGAGTTTGAGCCAGACCAGATGATCGTAGAGAAAAAAGCTTCTGGTGCGCCCCTGATCTTTGAACTTCGGTCTATGGGGATTCCAGTAACAGAGTTTACTCCATCGCGTGGTCAGGATAAGATTGCAAGGGTAAACGCAGTAACAGACCTGTTCGCCAGCGGCTCAATATGGTATCCTCCAACAAGATGGGCCGAAGAAGTGATTGAGGAGTGTGCATCATTTCCTTCTGGCGATCATGACGATTTAGTGGACTCGACCACACAAGCTCTGCTAAGGTTTAGGCAAGGCGGCTGGGTGAGAGCCGAAATGGATGACTGGGATGATGAGCCAAAATATCGAAGACCAGTTGAATATTACTAGAAGCAGCAACGCTGCGTATGTGAAACGGAGATAGGTATGGCTATCGAAAAGCAGATGGAACCTTCTGATCTTGAGATCGAAGAAACGGACGCTAGTGAAATTGAAGTTGAGATTGTAAATCCAGATGCGGTTTCCATTGAGACTGATGATGGTGGTGTACTCATAGATTTCGAAGGAAGTTTTACTGAAGAGATAACTGGGCCAGACCATGATGCTAACCTTGCTGACTTCATTGATGAAAACATTTTGCAGTCTATGGCATCAGAACTCGTTGAAGATTTTGATTCTGATCGTGAGTCTCGTCGTGATTGGGCTAGAGCGTATGTTAAGGGGCTTGATCTACTAGGGATGAAGATCGAAGACCGCAGTCAACCTTGGCAGGGTGCGTCTGGTGTATTCCATCCAGTGCTAACGGAAGCCGTTGTTCGATTTCAAGCGCAGGCAATGGGGGAGCTATTCCCTGCATCTGGCCCTGTACGCACCAAGATTATGGGCAAACTAACTCCTGAGAAGACAGATCAGGCAGATAGAATCCAGACAGAGATGAACTATCTTCTGACTGAAGAAATGACAGAATACCGTGATGAGACAGAGCAGATGTTGTTCAAGCTGCCTCTCGCAGGTTCAGCCTTTAAGAAGGTTTACTATGATCCACTAGAGGATCGTCCTGTGGCTATGTTTGTCCCAGCAGAAGACTTCGTTGCGTCTTACGGCGCGTCAGACCTCGCGTCCTGTCCACGGTACACGCACGTAATGAAGAAGACCTCTAACGAGATACTGGAGCTACAGGTTGCTGGTTTCTACCGTGATATAGACTTGCCAGACCCAGAGCCAGACTTCTCAGATATTCAAGAAAAATACGACGAGCTTGATGGTGAGAGTGCTGTCATCGAAGATGATGATCGGCACACAATTCTTGAGATGCATGTCACTATGAACATGCCAGAAGAGTTTGACGATCCAGATGGGATAGCTCGTCCATATGTTATAACAATTGATAAAACATCTCGTGAGATTTTATCAATCAGACGCAACTGGTATGAAGATGACAGAAAGAAAAAGAAAAGATTACACTTCGTTCATTACAAATATCTCCCAGGACTTGGCTTCTATGGAACGGGACTTATCCACCTTATTGGTGGACTTGCGAAGTCGGCTACCTCTATTCTTCGGCAGCTTATTGACGCTGGCACGTTATCGAATTTACCTGCTGGTCTTAAAGCTCGCGGTCTCCGCATTAAAGGTGATGACAGTCCGCTTATGCCTGGTGAGTTCAGGGACGTGGATGTTCCAGGTGGCGCAATCCGCG